TTAGATCTCAGTTTGATCCACTGTTTGTATTGAGCAAAGTTTCTTGTGCTGACAAAATCATAATGTAATCTAACCTCACCATTAATTTCTTTCTGCTTAGTTATAGAGTATACCACGCTTTCTTTTGCCAATACTTGCTCATAAAACAATTTATAGAAATTCAATTGTGTTTGACTTTCTTCATATGAAGTTTGAACTAACACTCTCTCACATAACAAAGCAACATTATTAAGAGCAAATGGATATTTTTTATTAGGACTATGTTTCTCTGCTTCTGCTCTTGTCATACCAATACAATCTTTAACTTTTTTAGTCTTACCAGACTCACTGAATAAGTTATCTGCTATAAAATTTTTTGTTTTTAAAAGAAGAAGATAATCTTTTATCAGATTATCAAGATCCTCATGATTTTTAGATATACTAGATATTTTCTTATCAAGAAGAGTAATTATCTTAGCCCATTCTTGAATAGACATAGAAGAAGTATCAAGTATCTTTTTAAAATCACTAGAAACTTGACTCTTTTTAGATCCAGCTAATAGTTTTCTCAATGCTCTTATGGGATACAAAGTACCCTTTTTAGAATACTTATTATATTCCATAGCAGACGATGCTATCATTCTCTGTCCTATTTGAGATGACCTAGCATTAGCTGCTATATTCTTAAACCATTTGTGAACTTCTGCTTCCCCCCCAGGAAAAGCAGTTTGAAATTTAACTGTTGCTGTAGATGATCCTCTCATCTGTGACTTAACACTAATCTTCAATGGAGTATCTCTATTTCCATTAATAGCAATCTTATAATCAATCAATGCTTCGTTGGCAGCTTCTGGTAGATATATCTCAACCTTATTAATCTTTTCACCATCAGGCCACCCAACAATATCTTTCATATCAGCATTATTGCTGCTCAACAACTTAGATATCTTCAACACAGAAAGAACTTCAAAAAATTCTGATGACATATCTGGTGCTATACCAAGTTTATCATCAAAGGTATTATTGTTCCACGAATTTGAAACCGCTTCAATATAACTTTCTCTAAGATAAGAACTGGTAAAGATGTTATTTGATGTTGGATTGTTTATAAAAGATATAACGTTGTTGTAAAACTGCTGTGGTGTCAACCATTTGTCAGTTATTGATGGAGTAACATCTTTTGGTTTCAAAGAATTTAACTTACCGCTACTCTCTGCTCTACCAGCATACTTCAAAGAAAAATTGTAATTGATACTAGTTCTTTTAAGCACAATATTTCCTTTTTTATCCATCGCTTTATAAGCGTAAAAAGATTTAACAACCAACGTAGGGTTCTTTCCGCCAGCAAGAGTATGTAATTTAATCTCGGTTACATTAAGTTTATTTTTAATACTCTTGGAATTTATGAAAGTGATCATGTCATTTATAAATCCAGCTCTAGGGGTTCTAAAGTTCAAAGCAGAATACTTAGCATCGCCATTATCACATGTCATCTTGTAATTATATGTGATAGATCTTTTTCCCTTGATAACAGCTTCAATCTCCATCAACGTTCCATCTTCATCAATGTCTTTGCTACCACCTTCAATTTGAAAATCAAACCCAGTGGTCTCGCCGTACTGTTTATTAAAAGCATACCCAGCAGCAACACGAACCAGTTTCAGCATCCTTCTAATTCTAGTTGCTGGAATATCAATATCAATGTACTGATCTATATTTCTCTGTTCTGTTCTTAGATTGAATGACATTATGACATACCTTCTAATACTGCTTGGATATACATTTTTTTAAAATCCTTATCTGTTTTAACTGCTTTTGGTAGTCCACTTTCAACCGTAGCAAAGTCACCATCAACAATTGCCTGACGAACTTTACTTGCAGACATACCAGAAACATCATCAGCATCTGGATCACGCTGACCAGCACTCTTTATCTCAACCGTGTTCATATTATAATCTTTTCCATTATATTGTTTGATGAACTGGAATGCTGGAACACGGTCAGATCCAACTACAAAGATAGCATCGGTATAACCTTTGTCTTCCAACCACTTCAAAGCTTTAATAGCATCACGAATAGTTTCATCAAGTATAAGGCTATCCTTATGAGGAGGGAACATCATCTTCATGAAAGAAACTTTCTGAGCAGCAGTCAAAGGATTCTTGCCTTTCTTGTCAGTGGTATGACTAGGAAAAACAAAGTAGTCATTACCAGCAGCATACTCCTTGACCTTATTTATCAGCAGCTCATGACCAGTGGTAGGAGGATTGAAGCGACCGAAAGTAAACGCAGCAACCTTTGCTCCCTCACCAGAAGGAGGACGCCAAGACTTCTCTAGCGTGAAGTTAGCACGGGAGAACTCAAGACGGTCAACAATCTTCACTGCCTTACCATCAACGATAGCAACAAAACCCTCAGGCTTCGTTACCACAAAGTTATCACCGCTACGCAGGAATACTTTGGTATCGCTGAGACCAGCAAGCTTGAGGTTGATCAGGTTCTTGGCATTCGTGAAGGAGTTATACATCACGATGAATGCTTTGAATGCTCGCTGGTTATTCTCCAGATAAGAGATGCCGTTAGCAAGAATATCACGATACTGTGCCTTAGACTTCTCAGTTTTCAGGCTCTCAACCTTCTCCACCAAAGACTTCTCAAATGCTTTGGTGAAACCAGAGATGAAAGTATTGACATTCGTGATCGTCTTACCTTCTTTCACATAGGAATTGGTAAAACGCTTCATCGTATAACCAAGAGTGAATTGCTTTGTCGCTTCATGAGCGATAACCTCAAGAAACTCTTTGGCAGTAGAAGCATTACGATTTACCACAGAAATAACAGACTTCAGCACACGCTCTTCAGATGGTTTTAACCCAGACTTTGCACTAATATTATCTACGGTAGCAGTTGCCAGGAATACATTACGGGTGGATTTCAGGTTGAACTTATCAACACCAAACCCAGCAGACAACGTATTGACAGGACCAATCCCGCTGTAATAGGTATGGAATACAGCACCAATCTTGGCAGCATTTACTGCCTTGCCCAGATCGCTATCTACAGGCCAGGCATAGGTCAGAGTGTTAGGAGTAGCAGTATAGAAACGATCTCCATCAATCGTTTTCGTCTGAACATCTTCGTCTGTAAAGAGGAGATCTCCCTGAATAACACCTTTGACTTTCAGTTCAGGAAAATACTTCAGGCAATACTTCAGTTTCTTGGCGAGGTCAGGGATCTCGCCATGATTCTTGTCAATATCCTCTTCCGTGAAATTAATTTTTGGTTCTTTCTTATTGAATACAGACTTGGTGCCAACAAAGAAGTTACCGCTCTCTGGGTCAATGCCACAAACCACAGCAGGAGCGCCATCCCATTTGGTGGTGACCTTGACAGTTCCACTAGGACGCCCACCAAGCTCGTCTATAAAGCTTTGTATGAGGTCTCTAGAAGCGACGTAACCATTATACCCGTAGTTGATCAGCTCGTCTTCCAGATGCTCTAGGTGCTTGTTCTGGGTTGCCATCTACGAGAAAAGGGGGGGGGGTCACCCTTATTTAGGTGTCCCCCTCATCATAGCAGATCATCGGATGCTGTCAAGGTAGTCTTTCTCAGTTTGGTACGGATGGGTCTTGCCTGTCTTGAGTTCCCATGCGTAGATCAGATCTGGGATCAACCACTGGTCCACCCGATAGCAATACTTCCAGTTGACAGGTTGAATACAATTCATCACGACAACTTGGAAGAATGCTACTAGATGAATCCAGAGACTATACACCGTATTTTGTCCAGAGTTTACGAATGTTCTGGGTGATAGGCATACCGCTGGAGTAGGTCTCAAGCAGATTACCATCCCCATCAGTGATAATCAAGACAGGAGTAGCAGTCACACTATACTTCTTTGCAAGAGCAAGGTTCTCTTCGGGAATGGGTTCATCACTGAAGTCCTCAAGTTGAACTTCCTGAATGAGTTTAGTGCGGTCATCCTTGAGGGCATTGAAGTAACGCTTTACCAGACCACAAGGACCACAGGAGTCCTTGGTGAATAGGATGAAGTTTACTTCTGATAGCAGTCTTGATTCAGTCATTTTCTGTCTTCTTATTGAATCCGAAAGGGGGAAATTTGTCAGTGAGTGCTAGTTTTAAAGCGACTCCACCAATCGCTTCCATGACCTTAAGGACTTGCTCTGGTTTAGCATCTTCCCCAAGTTCTTTGGCAACGTACCAATACTTAGGCCAGAACTCTTCGCCTGCCTTCTGATAATCTTCTAGGGTAAGAGTTTTCATCGGTCACCTGCTTTACGGTTTTCAGAATAGTAAGAGTCAAAGGTTCCTTCAGGATAACGCTTAGACAACTTACGGATGTTAGTGTCAAGCACTTCTTCCATACTAATCTCAAGTGCTTGTGTTGCTTGAGCAACATACCACATGATGTCACCCAGTTCAATAATCAAGTGCTCCCTGTTGTCTTCGTTCCAAGGTTTGCCTTGGAAAACCATCTTCTTAATGATCTCAAGGAATTCACCACCTTCAGCATTAATCCCAACGCCAGCAGTAAGGAGACGCTCAATATTGGCACCCTCACGATCCAACTCGCCAATACGATCAGCAAAGTCAACAAAGTTCGTTGAGCAGTCAGAAGTAACTGCCGAGACGAACTCTTCATAACGGTTAAAATCAATAGTCATAATGTCAACTGTAAATGTACTTTTTCATAAACTCATAAGTTGTCGGGAGAGTTTTCACATACTCTTCCAAATGCCTCACATCATTTGTATAGGCAGTGTATATTTTATCAATTGTCTCACTGAGAGTTGGATCTGCTTTTGTCAACCAACTCAGAAGATACTTTCCAAATGGTCTATGACCCATTCCAGCAAGTATGTAAGTTATTCCAGCAAGATCTGTTGGCCATTTATGTCCGAGTGAATGGTTCTCATGAATCATATCATAGAAACTATCGGATTGTAAATTCCCTGCCATTGTGACTGAGGAAGTTTTTTGAAACTTACTCTGATCAATAGAACCCCAATCTTTCTCTTGAGTTTGATACTTCCAATAAGGTGTATCGGTTCTTCTTGATAGCATATAATGGTGTCCAACAAAATCTCGGAATGCATTCATCTCCGCTTGAGCTGAATAGTTATATCCATCAATATCAACTTTGGTTACATAACCATTGGTTCGGTCAAGTAGTTCAATGATTCTTACAATCATTGCATGAGTTGAAACTAACCCAGTTGACTCTAGTGGTTCAATAAATCCATAAGATAAACCAACACCAACAACATTCTTCACCCATCCATTTTTCCTGACTCCATGTCTGATGTGAATTTTGTTTATCTCAATCTCTTCCAGACCAAGATACTCTTTGAATTCTTCTTCAGCAGTTTCATCATCAACAAAATCACTTGAATACACATATCCTGTACCAATTCTATTCCACAATGGAATGTCCCATGCCCACCCATTATTAAGAGCAGTACAATTGGTCACATTGGTCATTTGTGTTTTCTTGTTTGTATATGGGATGCGTGTAGCAATTGCCCTATCGTTTGATAACCAATCTTTGTACGACAAAAACTCAGAACCCATTTGCTGTTCAAGAAGAGCAGATTTGAATCCAGTGCAATCAACAAACAGATCTGCCTTGTAAGTTACACCAGAATCTCCCACCAACTCTTCAACATACCCATCTTCATTTTTGTTTGTTGAAACGATATCATCAATGTAATGTTCAACTCCTGCAGGATCACAAATTTTTTTCTTCAAGAACTTACCAAACTCAGAGGCATCAAAATGATATGCGGTATCATTTGTGAAGTTGAACCTAAGTTCATTATCCAAATTCTTAGTCAATCTATTATGACGTGCTAAGAAATAAATGTCATTGTTAAACTTACAAAAAGAATCATCATCAAGATCATACCTAGCAGCAATCATTGCCCACTCGGTGATTAATTTATCGTTGGTATATTCTCCAAATGGATACTCAAAAACCTCCCCATTACCATCCCTAAAATTAGTGAACCTAATAGATGCTTTATATGTTGCATTGCAATGTCGCATCCAGTCAGTATCTTTGAGGCCAACTAGATCTAAAAATTTATTGAATGGGATAATTGTTGATTCACCAACTCCAACTGGACTAGAACTTTTGCCTTCAATGACAGAGACTTTGACTTTATCACCAAAGTATTTTGTCAAAGCAGATGCAGTCATCCAACCAGAAGACCCGCCACCAACTACTAGAATATTTTTAATCTTCATACGTTCCATTCAGCAAATTTAGATAGTCGGTTTTGTGTTTCGGAAAATTGTTGGAAGTCCTCACCAGGATCTTCTTCGTTGATGCTGATAGAGGAAGCATCATCAGCAACATCATACAGCTTCATCTTCGCTCTGTCAATTCCCACCATGAATTTTCGTGAGGTAACAAGGTCTGAGTATCGGTTCTTAAGTTGTTTGACCATGAGGCGACCTTGTTGTTCAAGTTCCTCAGTGCTGATAAGGGCAAACATAAAATCAGCAGTGGCAGGCAAACCAAAAGACTCAGAAGTATCGGTAAGATCAGGATCGCTATTACCGTAACCACTGCGAGTAGTTTGAGTAGCTGAGACAATAGGAACATTATGTTCCACAGCAAGACCCCGAAGCTCCTCAGCAATCGCCTTGACATACGTGTACGAGTTGACAATAGCACCTTTATACCTCACACTAGCACAAATGTTTAGATAATCTACGAAGATAAGATCTGGTTTGAAATCTTTCTTCAGTTTGAGATCGTTCAGGAGTGCCCCAAAGTGTCCTGCGTGTGCAGATGCTGTTGGGTACTCTTTGATAATAAGTTTGCCTCTAGTCTTCCTAGCGATCTCCTGAACCTTAGAATTGAAGAGAACTTGAGGCAGTTCTGCAATGTCTTTGACATTAACATTTAGAAGGTTTGCGTCAATTCGCTCAGCAATTTTTTCCTCTGCCATCTCACATGTGATGTAGAGTACGTTGTAGCCCTCAGTGAGGGCGGCACTAGCCATGTGGCACATGAATAGACTTTTCCCGACACCCGTTCCAGCAAGAGCGACGTTGAGAGTCTTGTTAGGTAGACCACCTTTCGTGATAAAGTTAAACTTCTCAAGATCAAAGGGAATCCTTTCTTCTTTACGGTGGTAGAAATCATAGCGGTCTTCTGCTTGTTCTAGGTAGTCGTGTCCGATGTGTTCGTCAAACGATACTGCCAGGGCCTCTTGGAGTATGCCTGGTATCGCATCCTTTGATATTTTCTTATCGCCTCCATCTGCGATCTTGATAGACCGCATGAGGGCGAGGTAAATTGCTCTGTCCTGACACCACTTTTCTGTGGCGTCAAGGAGCCATTCGTAGTCAACCCACTCGTCTGTGAGTCCACGTACCGTCTGTACCGAATCTTGAAACGCATCATCGGTAAGGTCGTTACGATTCTGAAGATTAATCGTAAGGACTTCTTGAGTAGGAACTTTGTCATACTTACTAGCAAAGTCAGCGATCTCTTCAAAGACAATCTTTTCATGATATTCTTGGAAATAATCTGCTTTCAAAAAAGGTACTACCTTGCGGTAATACTCCTCGGTGAACAGGAGATTACGCAAGATAGTTTGTTCAATACGCTCAGTTGCCATAAGAGAATTCTTTTTTTGCTGCCTCCTCCAGTTTCTCCATTACTTCGGGGGTGAAATATTTTTCGGGATCAGCAAGTATAGCAGAAGGATAAATGGAAGATTCCCCAATACGAACCCGATTACCGACCCGCTGGAAGACTCCGTACTGTTCACCCAGTTCCAGTAGTCCGTAGTATTTGTCAAGACCTCGCTCATCAAAAAATAGACGTGTTGCAACTTTAGAACCCTCCACGGTTAGACGAGACTTCTTTGCCTCACATTTGATGATGTTGCCAATGACCTCTTTCTTACTATCACGCTCCTTAGACTTGCTAAGGTAGATGATGGTAGAAGCAGCATACTTCAGACCTGTACCGCCTCCCATCTCCTTGGTGGGAACATAGGAACCGATCACATCGTATGTGTGGTTGGTGACGATCATAGGAACCTGTGCCTGACCAAGCTTCAATGTTAGCACGCGGAAGGCACCTTTGATCAACTGAGATTTGGTCATGTCCCTGACCTGCTTGTCGTTGGCGATGTCCTCCATCTCCTTGGTAGTTGAAAGCATACCAAGGCTGTCCAAGACAAACATCATAGGCACACGCTCATCCTTGGGTTCCTTGAGATACTTGTCAAGGATGCGACACGCCTGGGTTCTAAACTCCTCAATGGTAGCAACAGGCATGATGATCATACGCTTACTATCAATGCCTCGCTCCTCAATCATTTCACGGGAAATGGCGGATTCAGACTCAAAATAAATGACTCCACCTGTAGGATTATCACGAAGGAAATTACCCACGACGCTGAGAGCAAAAAAAGTCTTGCCCGTGCTTGATTCTCCTGCCAAGGCAGTAACCTTATTGGAAGGAAGACCTCCAAACAACGAACCACTAACCAAGGCATTAAAGATATAAGACCCAGTATCAACGTAACTAGTAATGTCGCCAGCAGCGACTCCTTCACTAACCACGCTAGCAAATTCGTTTCCACTTTCTTTAATTACAGTGTCTAAGAATCCCATTGATCTACTCGTTCCTCATAAAAGTTGACATAATTATATTCGTTCCGCATGAGTTTAGCAAATCCCATAGCGGTATCGTAGTCTTCAAAGCACTTAATGTCTTCAGGACCAACTTGACCCACGACATGATTAGTCCATGTGACTACAAAAATTTTCTTGCTCATGAAAAGAAACTAGAAATGGTAACGGTCTTCTCGTGGGTCCAACCAATACATTGTAGCACATTTTTGAGCGGTTCAAGAAATGATTTCTCAAATTGTGTTTGATAATCCACATACTTCTCAATGCCAAACTCCTTCGGCAACTCACCAAAGAAACTAATACAGTTCTCGTGAATTGGATTAGGAGTTTTGAGGTACATGAACTTGATCTTCTCACCCTCCTGGATGAGTTGATGCTTGTTTTCAATCTTGTACTTCTTCACATAGTGGTTGTAAAGAAGAGCACCCCTCACATGGATTGGGGTTCCTTTTGTATAGATCTCTGTCGGGTGACGGTACTTGGCAAGGTTGTTAACTCCTCGGGGAAAGGCAACGTCTGCGTAATCTCTTTCTCTGGTTTCTGCTCGCACATCATTGATAAAACTGATAAGTTCATCATTTGTCTTGCCGATAATAATCTCAAACGCTGCATACAATTTGTCCCTAAAATACGCAGGAGTAGAGCTCCTTGCCGTCTCAAGACCCATGATCTTCATCTTGGGTTCCTTGTATCTAACACCTTCACTGTCCCAAACGTTGAGAATGTAACGCTTCTTCGCAGTCCAGATACCACGGTCAGCGATGTTCTCACGCTTCATACTCATCTTCTGGTCATATGCCGACACGTAGTCCGCAAGTTCTTGATATGAACGTTCAATAAAAGGTTCCAGTTTCTCTTGGCAGATCTTGTCAAGTATCCCCACAATTGCTGCTTTGTCGCCAGACTTAGCACTAAAAAATTTACTAACAAGAGGTCCAAGATTAAGATAGATTGAGTCGGTATCGCTAGCGATGACATAATCCACCCCCTCAGTAAAGAGCAGTTTATTTAGGTATTGGTTCATACGGTTCTCAATCCAACGGATTGATACCTGACCAGACAAAGTAATCGCCTCAGCATTAGCAAGACGGTAATAACGAAAGTGTTCATTACCAATAGCACCATAAGCAGAGTTCAAAGAGATCTTCTTTGCCATCTGAATATTGTTACATCTCGCAATCTCTTTCATGAGTTCAACAGTAGGAGTTTTCTCATACTGCTTCTTTGCCTCAATCATCTTCTTCTTGAAAATGACACGAGAATCATACATCTTCTTCATCATCTGAGGAAGAAAACCATGCTTATCTTTGCGGTACTGAGCACCGTTGGCACAGACAGCAAACTCACCATCAATCTCTACTTGCTTATCAAGTATCTTGTCAACGGTAGCTGTTGCGTGTCTGGTATCTTGGAGTGTCTCTGGCGAGATATTGTACTGCATAATAAGGTGAGGATACAGACTGTTAAGGTCAAAAGACACAACCCAATCATAGAATCCTGGTTTCGGTTCCTTGACATAAGCACCCGCATACTTAGCATCTTTCGTTGCTTCCTTCTTAGGTGGGATCGCGATCTTACGCTTCAGAAGTTCGCAGTAAATGTAGTTATCCCACATGCGAACCTGACTAAACACATCTTCATAATTTACCTTGGCGTCATATGCCATGGTGAATGCAAGTTCAAGCAACTTCATCTTGTCATCCAGTTTATCCACGAGTCTAACGTCATGGATGTTGTACTCAATGAACTTCTGCCAGTCGTTCTCGTAGAACTCTTTGAACGTGTCAAACTCAGAGTGATCTAGTTTCTTCTCACCAAGTTCCACAAAGCAAATATGATCTAGTCTGTAGGATTCTTGGTTGGTGTACGTGAACTTTCTATATAATTCAAGGTAGTCCAGAGTAGAAATGCCTGGAAGATCGTAAGCGATTTGTTTTCGTCCTTTAATGAAAATCTCGCGAGAAGAAATAAGCTTCCAAGGACTAAGCATC